TAGGTGATTTTACTGAAATGGTAACTGTAGAATTTGACCAATTTGAAGACGAACATAAGCAATTCTACCTACCTCAGAAATATAGAAATCTAGAAAATATATACAATGTAGGATATGATATATCAGGAACTGATATTCAATTTGCTAAGTCTGATTTAAGAACTTTACTTACAATTCTATCAACAGTAGTAGATATTATAAAGAATTTTATAAATACAAACGAAATAGATGGATTGTATATTCAAGGTACTCCAAAAGAATTAGATAGTAAAGATATCTCTAAGAAATCAAATTTATACAAGGCTTTTATACAAAAACAACTCAACCAGATTCCTAACTACGGCTCGGATACCCACAGAGATGGTTTTATCTTAATAAAAACAAAATAACAATGGACAATAATTTAGTAGCTGATTTTACAACTTGGGAGCGTGGTAAAGACTATCCCGAATATTTTGATGAGGTATCACTTTCAACAATTTCAAAAGGATATCTAATACCCGGTGAAACACCTAAAAAAGCATACAGACGAGTTGCCCATGCAGTTGCAATGCGTCTAAATAGACCTGATTTAGAAAATAAATTCTTTAAATATATTTGGAATGGATGGATTGGACTCGCATCACCTGTTCTCTCTAATACTGGCACTGATCGTGGTTTGCCTATTAGCTGCTTTGGAATTGACACTCCAGATAGTATCAGAGGTATTGGCCTTACTAACGCAGAACTTATGCGTCTTACTTCGTACGGTGGTGGTGTGGGAATTTCCCTTAGCCGAATCCGAGGACGAGGAGCAAACATTACAGGAAACGGAAGATCAGAAGGTGTAGTACCTTGGGCTAAGATCTATGACTCAACTATTATTGCAACCAACCAAGGTTCAGTACGTAGAGGAGCAGCATCAGTAAACCTAGATATCAATCACCCAGACATCAAAGAATTTTTACAAATTCGCAGACCAAAAGGTGACCCAAACCGTCAATGTCTTAACCTACACCAGTGTGTAGTTGTAGATGATGCGTTTATGAAGCGATTGAATGACCGTGATAGCGAGGCCATGTCACTGTGGCTTGAAATACTTAAATCACGCGTTGAAACCGGAGAACCATACATTATGTTTAGCGATAATGTTAACAAAGACAATCCGTTAGCATACCGTATGAACAATTTGAATGTTTCAATGACTAACATCTGTACTGAAATTACCTTACACACAGATGAAGAACATTCATTTATCTGCTGTTTGTCTTCTTTGAACCTAGCCAAGTACGATGAGTGGAAAGACACAGATGTAGTTGAAACTGCTATCTATTTTTTGGATGGTGTAATGGAAGAATTCATCCAGAAAACAAATGGTAAAGAATCAATGATTCGCTCACATCGTCACGCTAAAAAAGGTCGTGCACTTGGTTTGGGTGTAATGGGTTGGCACACATTCTTGCAACAAAAGAATCTACCATTTAACTCAATCGCTTCAACAGCCTGGACTCACACTATTTTTAGCCAAATCAAAACCCAAGCCGAAGCCGCTTCTCGTAAAATGGCTATGGAATATGGTGAACCCATCTGGTGTAAAGGTACCGGAATGCGAAACACCCACTTGTTAGCAATTGCACCAACTGTATCCAATTCACGTATCAGCAACTGTTCAGCAGGTATTGAACCCCAACCAGCAAACGTTTACGTGTTTAACGGAGCTAAAGGAACATTTATTGTTAAAAACCCTGAACTAGAAAAAGTACTAGAAGCAAAAGGACATAACGTAAGTAAAGTTTGGGATCAAATCATGGCTGATAATGGCTCAGTTCAAAACCTATCTAACGATATCTTAAGCGAAGATGAAAAAGAAGTATTCTTGACTTTCCCAGAGATTAATCAATTAGGTCTAGTTCAACAAGCTGCTGCTCGTCAACGCTATATTGACCAAACTCAATCGCTAAACGTATCATTTGACCCAACAGATTCACCAAAATGGATTAATCAGGTTCACATGGAGGCGTGGAAGCTTGGAATCAAAACACTTTATTACTTGCGTACTGACTCAGTAATTAAAGGAGATTTAGGTTCTCGTACAGTAGATTGCGTTTCTTGCGATGGGTAGTAATATGTATAATAAACATTAAATTAAATTAAAATGAATTTTTGGAAAAGATTATGGGCTTTTTTGCTTAATGAAACAACAATTGATGAAAAAATTGAAGCTAAAGTAACTAAGGTTAAAAAAGAAGTAGCTGAAGTTAAAGAAGCTGTTGAAAAAGTAGTAGAAGAGGCTAAAGATGTAGTAGTAGCTGTTAAGCCTAAGAAAAAAAGATATTATAAGCCTAAGGCTAAAAAACAATAATTTTTAGTTAAAAATATTTTTAAAAAAGGAGAGCATTTATTGCTCTCTTTTTGTATTTATAATAAATAAAACCCTTATAAAATATGAAACCCCCTATTACATTCTCTCAATTCTCTAAAGACCCAGTTAAAGGTCTTTTGTTTATTGTTATCGTAGCAATAGGTTATCTTTATATTGACATCAAAATGAACTACTCTGGACAAGTAGGAAAATGCGATGACAATGTAGTTGTATTAAATGAAAAAGTTGACAAATTAACAGGTCATGTACGTAAGAGTGATTCAACTCTAGGTTATATGATTAGTAAAGTCGAAATGCTTCAGATAATGCAAAATGGAAAATAGAAACAAATTTTTACTAGGTACATTAGCAATTATAGGTTTGACAGCTGTATTAGCTCAAGACCAAAAACCTGTAGACGCTAAAGAAGCAGAACTTGAAATGCTACTCCAAAAATCAGAGGAGCAATTAAAAAAAGTTACTATGGTAGCTAAAGCAGTTGATGCCGCAACTACAGAACAGGTTGTTACAATGAAAGAAGATATTAAAACGTTGCAAGAAGAAAAACAACAACTAACAACCCAACTGTATGAAGTACAAGCTGTCTTGGAAAATAGTCCTACTGTTACTCCTTTCAAACTTGAGTCTGACGGCTCAAACAATTAATTATCCTTACGAGTTAATTAAAGGTAAAGATACAACTGTGACTATGCTTAAGTCACAAGCTATTTATCTTAACCAAACTATAGCTAGGCAAAGAGAAAAAATTAATATATATAAAACTGAAGCAGATTCCTTAAAAACATCCAACTCAGAATTAGATAGTTTATTTTTTGGAGCTGGAAAACTAGCTATGCATTATAAAACTGAATCTGATAGACTTAAAGTTGAAAATATAAAATTAAAAACTAGACTAAAAAATAGTGTTAGTTTAGATCTTTACATGGGTTCAGTAGGAATTACCTTATTTATATTATGGACTAATATAATAATAACTCGTTAAATAATATTTATAACAAACGTTTTGCCTAATAGTTGTACAAATTTTAACTTAAATCAATCAAACTATGGCATTTAAAGACATCTTTAAAGACAAAAACGATTACAATGAAAAAACAATTGTAGGTTTTATGTCCTTCTCAGTAATGAGCATCGCAGCTCTTGCTGACATCGCAACTGGTATTATGGGTCAAGAACTCGTTATTTCAGATACTGTATTCAATTCATTTGTAATTATCACTCTTGGTGCTTTTGGTATTGCCGAAGCCGGAAAGATTTTTGGAGATAAAAAAGAAGAAAAAGCTTCTAAAGCTAAAAAAAGTTACGATTACGAAGAAGAAGAACTTGGTTAATTTAAAATATTATTAAAATGGTATTAAAAAGAGGTGATAATAACGAGATTGTAAAAAAAGTACAAATCGTTTTAGGTGTAGATCCAGTAGGTAACTTTGGTCCAAAAACTGAAGAAGCAGTTAAAGCTTGGCAAAAGAAAAATGGTTTACCTGCTGATGGTGTTGTAGGTCCTGCTACTTTAGCAAAAATGGGTATTGTAGTTGAAACCAAAACCCCAGCTACAACATCAAAACCTACAACAGGAACTACTAAATATTCAAAAGAAAAAGTTGAAACTGCTGTTAAAGCTAAAGGATATAAATGGTTTGAAGGTAAAGATTACCATTTGAATATTGTTGGTGTTCGTAACTCAGACACAGGTCAAAAAGTAACTAATGCTTTTGATGACAGACTAACTCTATCCTACCAAGTTAATGGAGAATGGATTTACAAAGAGTGGATGAACACTACCGACCCAGGAACTAAAGGAGTAAAAGAATATCACAATGCAGCTGGAGTTGCTAGATTAGTAGAAGGTCAATACATTGATTCACATGCTTTAGGTCTTCACCAAGGTAAATATGAAGCTTTGAGACAGCAAAAACCTGTTAAAGTTTATAGAGACCCTAACAGAGACATGACCTATGACGAGACTAAGATTCAAGAAGGTATCTTTGGTATCAATATCCACAAAGCGGGTGCTGATTCAACTTATGTAGAAAACTGGTCTGAAGGATGTCAAGTATTTAAAAGAGCAGCTGATTTTGAAGAGTTTATGGCTATTGCCAGAAAAGCTAAAACTGCTGGTTTTAAATCATTTACCTACACTCTTATTGAATCAAAAGATATAGTATGATGAAACTAAACCTCCCACTACTAGCAATAACGTCTTTGTCAGCAGGGGTTACTTTTATGTGTTCATATTTTATGAACCTAACTATGGCTAATTCTGACCAGTATTTAGCTATAGTGGGAGTAATGTTTCTAGATGGTATATTTGGTATGATAGCTGGAACCCGAAGAGAAGGATTCCAAACACGTAAAGCTATTCAAGTATTAAGAAATACATTTGCTTGGCTAGTAATCCTAACAGCTATTTTAATGGTTGAACAAGGTTTTACTGGTACAGCTTGGCTTAGTGAAGTAATTATTGTACCTTTTATGGTATTCCAGATCATAAGTGCACTTAAAAATGCATCTATGGCTGGTTTTATCAAGGTGGGTTTGTTAAACGAAATCCTTGATAGAATAGATAAACATAAAGGTATAAGAAATGAAGAACCTAAAGAATAAAATATTCCCATTTTTAATAGCGTTTTCAGCGCTATCAGTATCTGCTTCGGCCGCTTTCTACTCAGTAAGCGGCCTTAGCAAACTTTTCGCAGGTGCATCACTTGAGGTTATTATCATGGCCTCTTCACTCGAAATCGCTAAATTAGTTATAGCATCCCTACTTTACCAGTACTGGGATGTTATCAATAAAGGTCTAAGAGCATATCTAACCATAGCAGCAGGGGTGCTTATCTTAATCACCTCAGCTGGTATCTATGGTTTCTTATCTGCTGCTTATCAAGAGACAGCAAACAAAGAAGGTATCGTAACCCAACAAATAGAAGCTTTAGAAACCAAAAAGGCATTATACGAGGAAACAAGAGACAACCTTCTAGCAGATAGGAAATCAAACAACGAACTTAGAGGTACACTCTCTAAAGGTTCAACTACTCAATACACAGATAAAAAAGGCAATCTAGTAGTTAGAACAAACAATGCTGCT